TTTTTTTTTTTTTAAATTTTTTTTTTTTTTTTTTTTTTTTTAATTTTTTTTATTATTGGCGCGAGAGCGGGAAACGAATAGATGGCGAACAAAATAACCCGTGACCCGACAATTTCTCCCTCCGATACCAAGCGCATACTCGAAACGATCTTGCATCCTGATATTAAAGATAACCCGTACGCCTTTTGCATGTACGCTTTCCCCTGGGGAAAAGCCAACACGCCTCTGGCAAAACGAACCGGGCCCAATAAGTGGCAAAGAGAAGAGTTGCTAAAAATTGGTGAGCACATCAAAGAGAACAAAGCGCGAATACTCCGCGGCGAGAAGCCTACTGTTTACAAGCTAGCGATAGCGTCGGGCAGGGGAATCGGCAAATCGGCGTTTGTCGCTATGGTAGTGATTTGGTTTATAAGCTGCATCCCCGGCGGCAGTTCTATTATTAGCGCCAACACTGATTCCCAGCTCACCAGCAAAACGTTTGGTGAAATAGGAAAGTGGCTAACTCTTGCCATTAATGGATTTTTCTTCGACCGTACCCAAAAAAAGATTACACCTACGGAATGGTTTGCCTCTCAACTCCGCCAAGCGCTCCAAGTGGACAGTGGGAAGTATTATGCGGAGGGCGTACTGTGGAACCCAGACAATCCTGACGCCTTTGCGGGTGAACACTCAAGCATTGGTATGCTGCTCATCTTTGACGAGGCATCAGGTATACCGCAGCCTATTTACAATGTATCCGATGGTTTTTTTACGGATCTAACTCTTTACCGCTTTTGGCTTATATTTTCCAACCCGCGCAAAAATACAGGCCCATTTTTCGAATGCTTTCATTCGCAGCGCAATTATTGGAATACAAGGCAAATAGATTCGAGAACCGTGGAAGGCTTGGACACCGCTGTTTACGATGAAATCATCGCCAAGCATGGCGAAGACAGCGATGCCGCGCGAGTAGAGGTTAAAGGAATGTTCCCCTCGCAGGGGGACCACCAGTTTATTTCCCGCAGCATTGTTATTGATGCCCAACAACGCGAATTGGACAGATACGATGACCACGCCGCGCTGGTCATGGGCGTGGACCCTGCACGCTTCGGCGATGATTCCACCGTGATCCGTTTCCGGCGCGGCAGAGATGCGCGCAGCTATCCTATCACGGAGTTAAAGGGCGCGGACAATATGAAGGTGGCAAACATTGTGGCCGACCTTATCGACAAATTTTCCCCGGATGGAGTGTTTATTGATAGCGGTGCGGGTGCAGGAATCATCGACCGGCTGAAAGAGCGCGGTTACAAAACACATGAGGTTGGTTTTGGTACTGAATCCAAAGACCCCACCTACGCCGACCACCGCACCGAGATATGGGCCAAGATGCGGGATTGGTTGCCGGGAGCGATGATTGATTTAGCCCCTACCCTATTGGATGATTTAACCGGCCCCGAGTATGAGTTTACAGGACGCAACGATGCGATAAAGTTAGAATCAAAAGACAAAATGAAGAAACGGGGCTTGGCCTCACCTAACCACGCGGACGCCCTAGCTATCACTTTCCATTTGACTATCGCCCGTTACGACAACAAACTTAGTAAAAATAACCCTGCGAGACGCAATAGAGTGGCAACAGGCGTTGATTATAAAATTTTTGGTGGCGGGGGCAAACCGTGAGCGCACAAATGGGCGGTGGAATACTGGGGGGCGCGCTTGGTGCAACAGTCGGCCCTGTGGGTACAGTTATAGGCGCCCTGACCGGCCAACAGACGGGCAAGAAAGCGGGAGAGTTATTATCTCCTCCCGATCACCCCAACCTTCTCGCGCCTAATGCGCTTTCCGAAACCCCCACACAAGCCCAAGCGTCCAAAGTTGCAGCCCGCCGGCAGTTGGACCAACAAAGGCAATCCACTTCTACTGTTCTTAACGGCGGCGCAGGACTTCTTGATGAGCCTACTACCACTAGCCGTACATTGCTGGGGAGTTAAGCGCGCAATATGAATACTTCATCCTATCTTGCTAATCCCACCGCCAAGTTGCCCGTTCGCCAGTCCTCCGCCGATGACGAATTGGTGGGCAAGCTGATTAATGATTGGATGTATTTGTTCGGCCTCCGCGGCAATTGGAACAGCCATTGGACCGAAATCGCCCAGCGTATATTTCCTATGGAGAGTTGGCTTTTCCAAAACTTCTCACAGCTCAACATGCAGGGCGATAAAAGGAATTTCGAGGTTTACGATAGCACCGGCATTTTAGCCCTGCAGCGGTTTGGATCTATCTTGGATAGCCTTCTCACTCCCCGCGATCAGTTTTGGCACCACATCAAGCCTTCGGATGACAACCTTCTCAAAGATAAAGCCACCAGGATTTGGTACGAAAAGGCTAACAATATACTTTTTGAAGAGCGCTACAGCCCTAAATCAAATTTCTCGGCGCAAAACCAAGGGCAGTATTTATCCTTGGGAGCGTATGGCACCGGGGTCTTGTTTATCGATCGTTTGGCGGGCACACCGGGGCTACGATATAAGCACGTTCACCTTGGCGAATGTTACTTACAAGAGAATCACCAAGGAATGGTGGATAAAAATTGCCGCCATTTCATGATGACCGCAAGACAAGCGTACCAAATGTTTGGTGATGATTGCCCCGCCAACATTACGACGGTTAAAGACAATTTCCCCGACCGCCAATTCTTTTTCCTCCACTGGTGCCGGCCCAATGAAGACCGCGATCCAGACCGCAAAGATTATAAGGGAATGGAATACGAATCCATTTACATCAGTATTGAGGGGCGCAAGATTGTAAAGCGCGGGGGCTATGCCGGCTTTCCTTACGCTATTTCTCGCTATTACCAAGCGCCAAATGAAGCTTATGGGCGCAGCATCGCCATGGACGTATTGCCTGCGTTGAAAACCCTTAACGAGCAAAAGAAGACAATGCTTAAGCAGGGCCATCGAGTTGTGGACCCTGTTCTACTGGCGCACGATGATGGTGTTTTGGACGGATTCTCCCTGCAACCAGGGGCGCTAAACGCCGGCGGAGTGAGTGCGGAAGGCCGCCTATTGGTTCAACCTCTCCCCACGGGCAACGTGCAGGCCGGGCAAGAATTGATGCAAGATGAGCGCAATTTGATAAACGATTCTTTTTTGATCAGTCTTTTCCAAATCCTCACCGAAAATCCCCAACAATCGGCCACAGAGGTATTGGAGCGCACGAGAGAGAAGGGCATCCTCTTGGCGCCCACAATTGGCCGCCAGCAGTCCGAATACCTTGGACCAATGATTGACCGCGAGCTTGATCTTCTCTCTGCCATGGGCAAGCTACCGCCGCAAACGGGGCTTATGAAAGAGGCCAAGGGGGCGTATAAAACCATTTACGATAGCCCCATCACCCGCACGCAAAAGGCCGAGTGGGCGGCAGGAGCGCAGAGAACGGTGCAAACGCTTATGGAATTAGCTCAAGCGACCCAAGATCCTTCCTACCTCTTCTATATTGATTTTGACGAAGCAGCACCAGTTATCGCCTCGATCAATGGCACGCCGGCTAGTTGGATTCGAAGTAAAGAGGATGTAATGCGGCTCAAGAATGCGCAAGCCCAGCAGATGCAAATGCAACAAGCGGTGGCGGCGGCCCCAGCCATTGCCGGAGCGTTGAAATCGCAATCGCAGGCCGCAGCCGCGGCTAAAGGTGGCGGATGAAGATAGCGGAAAAATCTAAGCTCTATGATTATTACCATGAGCGGAGCATTGCCTATGGGCGCATCTTTGACGAAAAATCCCCATTTACCACCTTGGTACTTGAAGACTTATCTAAATTTTGCCGCGCTAATGAATCATCTTTCCACACTGACGCTCGCGTTCACGCCCTTATGGAAGGCCGGCGAGAAGTGTGGCTACGGATCAAAGAATTTTTAACCCTGAATGCAGAAGAGCTACTTGCTAAACACACTAGACCCGCAACCCCGATAGATAAATAAACAATGGAGTATTAAGAATGTCGACACCCGCAACCCCTGCAGTTCCCGCTACGTCCACCTCTCCTGCGGCTCCCGCTATGCCCGCGTCCACTAGCGCGTCAATGAGCGCTTCTCCGCCAGCAGCGGCGCCCGTGACCGCTAACACGAGCGCCGCTGCTCCCGCCTCCACCCCCAATTGGACTGATGGGTTTAACGAGGACCTAAAAGGGTATGTGGGTAATAAAGGTTTCAAAGACCCGGGCGCTTTGGCGGATGCGTATCGCAACCTTGAAAAGTTGCAGGGCGTGCCTCAAGACCGCTTGATGAAATTACCAGAATCTTTTTACGACGACAAAGGGGCATTAACGGCAGAAGGGCGAGCAATTTATGAGCGCCTTGGAGCGCCCAAAGACGCCAAAGAATATGGAATCGACGCTCCCGCTCAAGGCGGCGATGCTAAACGTTTGGAGAATTTTTTGAAGAATGCGCATGAAATGGGTTTGACGAAAGCCCAAGCGCAAAGGTTGGCGGCTGCGGATGGCGAATATGCATCGCAGTTAGCTACTACCGCGCAAGAACAAGCAGCCGGCGCATTCCGCGATCAGGTAAAAAGTTTGGAAAAAGAATGGGGAGCAGCGTATGAAAATAATCGTACAATTGCTGCCGATGCTGCCCGCCGTATGGGGATGGACGCTAAGAAAATTGATGCGTTGAGTTCGGCGCTTGGCCACGCTGAAACCATGAAACTATTGGCAAGTATTGGTAAATCGGTAGGTGAATCCGCGTTCATCCAAGGCCGGCAACCTAATGCTCCTATGGAACCGGCTTCTGCCAAATCCAGAATCAGCGAATTGTTGGCCGATAAAGATTTTGGTTCAAGACTTATGGCGGGGGAATCGGATGCCAAGGCTACATGGGAGCGTTTACACCGTGAAGCCTACCAAGGAACTGTAAATATTTAGTTTGCAAAAAGGCGGGGGGCGCTTCAATATTGGGGGTATAAAGCACCGATAAGGGAATAAAGCCCCCGGTTGACCGCCACGAAAAGAATGGCACTGCTCCCCCGGTATGAGGGGATTAAGTCGCGGCCCCGCAAGGATAAGCCTCACTTTTGGGTTTTTTAAATTCAAAATGGAGGCCCCAAAATGGCCGGTGTAAATTCAGGAATTCCGCTTTTCTACGTTGAGCAATTCAGCTCTAACATCCAACTCAAGCTGCAGCAAAAAGGTTCGCGCCTTTCCGGTGCGGTTATGAGCGGGAACCATGTTGGATCACAGGCTAGCCCTGTTGATCAGTTTGGCGCTATTAACGCCAATAAGGTAACTGGTCGCTACCAGCCAATCAGCCCAACCGATGCTCCTACTGATCGTAGGTGGGTATTCCCCCAAGATTACGACCTCGCACAACTTCTCGATAGTTTCGACAAGCTCCGCCTGCTTATCGACCCTATGTCGTCTTATGTTACCAACAGCGTTTACGCCCTTGGCCGCGCAAAGGATCAAGAAATCCTTAACGGTATCCTTGGCGCAAACTTCACTGGCAACAACGGTACGGTTTCGGTAACGCTTCCTGCTTCGCAAATCGTAAGCGTAGCTCAAGGCGCCGCTTCTGCAACCAACCTCACAGTTGCAAAACTTCGCAAAGCTAAGCAAATCCTTATGAGCAATTACGTGGACCTCGACGCTGATGCCATCACCATGGCCATCAACGGTGTGAACCACGATTCTTTGCTTGCAGAAGTACAGGTTATTAGCACCGAGTTTAATGACAAGCCGGTTCTCGTGGAAGGCAAGATTACTCGCTTCCTAGGAATCGATTTCATTCATACTGAATTGCTGAGCACCGGAACCGACGACCTCGCCGGCACTTCGACCGCTCTTCCAATGTGGGCTAAGTCGGGCGCTTATTGTGGTATTTGGGCCGATTTGACCACTGACGTAAGTCAGCGCAAAGACCTTCGCTCTCTCCCATACCAAGCGTATGTAATGGGAACTTTTGGGGGCACTCGCCTCGAAGAGAAAAAAGTTGTTCAAGTTTGGGCTCGCTAATTAGCGAACAAGAAGGAGTATAAAAATTTATGGCAGTTGTAACTTTGAAATCGACCATGATCACGAACCGGGACGCAACTCCCAAGGTTCTTACCGATGCCTTCGTGGCTAATGGTGAAATGCTTGAGGTAGAGGGCTATGTAGCTCCTGCCAACGGCGATAGCGCCACCTCGAAATACAAGCTTTGTGACGTTCCGTCCAACGCTAGAATGTCGTCTTTGCTGATGCAATGTACGGCACTCGGCGCTGGTGCGCAGCTAGCACTAGGTGTGTTTTGGCCTACCTTTATCCCATTGGGCGCTGATCTTTTGGCATCTAATGCGGGTTTGGCAATTGACGATGATTTCTTCGCTACTGCAGTGGACGTTTCCGCTGCTTTGGCGCAATCGGAATTCATCAATGAGTCGGGTACTAACACTATCGCTAAGCAAGAAATGCCACTGTGGCAAGCTCTTGGATTAGCTTCCGATCCTGGTATCAACCTTGATATCGTAGCGTCGGTAGTGGTGGCAATTGCTGCTGCAGGTTTTGTGAGCGTAAAAGCTCGATACATCAAGCAGTAAATAATTAA